GAGCGGCGCCTACGGCCGCATGCTGAAGCGCGCACGCGCGGCCGAAAGTGACCGGGAGGTGGCGGTGCGGGCGCTGGAGGAGATACGGGAGCATGGGCGGCTGAAAAAGTTGGACCCCAAGCTGCCGCTCTGGTGGTGCGAGGCATGTGACGTCCAGTACGGCGAAGCGATCAAGCGGGGCGAGTTTTGCCACCTCAACGCATGTCTCACGGTCATCGCCTCCCGCGCCCTCGCCGCTCTCCGTGCAGCCCCCGCCGGGGAGATGGTGAGACGGGAGGACGTGGCGAGGTGGCTGGCTCTTCAGTCGAAACGGATGGACTCCATCGCGTCAGAATTGGCGTCAGCAGGAGACGAGAGACAGGAGCGCGCGGCGTATGCATCGGGGGCCCTGCTTTCGGCGAGCGTCCAACTCCGCGACGGCTCCTGGCTCCGTGACCTCGCCGCGCTGGAGGCCAAGCCATGAAGGCGCCGCGCTGGAGTGCGACCGTGGTCCCGGCCGATGCAGAGCCAGACTGGGATCATGACGTCCCGTTCTGCACCGAGGAGTGCAAGAGCCATGATGGCAAGCGCTGTCAACTGATGGGGATGAGGCCCGGCAACATCTGCGAGCCTGCCGTTGTCGGAATGGCCGCCGCGCTGGATTCGGCAGGGGATGCGGGGACGGGGGAGGGGACGTGATTCGCATCGCCCTGGTCGTCGGAATTGCCGCGCTCGTGGCGATGGTTGCGATGGCGGTGTGGACATGAGCGCCTGTCGACATCCGCCGCGGCAGTGGCACTTTGGCGAGCTCATGCCGTGCGCCGATCCGCTGTGCTCTGACACATCGCTGGGTGTTGGTCTGGTCATGCTTGTGGACGGTGGAATGCGGGCCTCAAGAGCGCGGTTCGAGGCGTTCTATTACGACCGTAGTTGCTGGGTCGACTCGGCCACCGGATACAAGCACTGGTTCTGGGTCCGCAAGCCAGAGCCGACGCGAATCGTTGGCCGACGCAGAAGGCGGGCGAAGAAGCGGTGAGCCGTCCGACGTGTTCGCGCATACGATACTTGACAATGGCAATAAGCTAGGACATCAACGATAGAGGTTCCGGATGGTTGAGTACGTAAACGGAACGACTCGGGAGGTCGCGTAGCGATGGGATCCGATCTGCACTTCCTGTTCAGCGATCCGGGCGAGGAGCGCAGGGCCGCATGGCGCGAGGGGTTCTGGTACGCGGTGAGTGGGAGTACGCGCGTTGCCGCGCTCGAGGCCATGCGCGTCGTCGATTCTGACGACCCTGACCCGGACTTCTGCCCATCGCCTCCCGCCGGCGTGGACATCGAGGTATGGAGTTGCGCGCTGGAGGTCGCCCGGGAAGAGCTAGCCGCCGAGGCCAAAAGGAAGCGTTGGTGAGCGCGCCGGATCCAACCATGCTCGCCCGGTGGTACCGCCGCGTGCCCGGCAACATCGAAGACGCCGATGGCAACCTTCGCACCGATTTCGCCGGCCGCGGCGGCTGCCGTCTCGTCGAAATGTCCGGCGGGACGCCCGTCTCGAGCGAGCACGACAAGCTAGGCGCCGCGGTCTACCGGCTGCCGCTGTCCCAGAAACGCCCCGGGCCGCGCGGCGGGAGGCCTACCGTGCCGGTCTGGAAGCAACGGCGGATCGTCCGGCTGTTGGCCGCCGGCGTGCCGCGCGCGGTCATCGCGGTGAAGGTGCACACGTCCAATCGGACCGTTGACGAGCTGCGCGCCCGTGTGAGGCGCTGGAAGGATCCGGATGACGCCGAGTGAGCGCCCGACGTACAACCACACGCGCGGCGACGCTCCGATCGCGCCTTGCGAAGCATGCGCGGCCACGCCGGTCGAGCGGAACATGGCGAGCATCATTGCCGACCTCGAGGCCGACAACGCGCGACTTCGCATCGAACTAGACGAGGCGCAGCGGCGCTGGCGACTCGCCGAGCAGCAAGGCGCCGCCGAATATCAGCGCGCCGAGGATTGGCGGATACGGCGCGCTGTGGCCCGCCTGAACGAGAAGCGCTGGGCGAAGCCGTGACGCGCTGGTATCGCCTCTCGCCGTTCTACTGGCTCGCGCGCTGGCGGGTGCGGCGCATCGTGAAGCGGTGGGCATTCAACACCACGATCGAGGATATGCTCAAGCGCCACTACGGGCCGGAGTACACGAAGAGCGGAGCGCCGAAGTGACCGCCTGGGTTGGCCTGGCTGCTGCTGTCCTGGTGGCCTGCAAGCTAGTCCCGCGACTCGTCGTCGCCTACCGCAGGCGCGCCGGCATCTTCTGCCGGCGCCGGACGTTCTTCGAGGTGCGACCGTGCTACATCTGCGGTTACATCGGGTTCATGGACGAGCTGGTGCCGCACGTTTCTCTGTGCGCGGTGTGCAGTGGTCCGATCGAACGCGAGATTGAGGTGGCGCTGGGCGCCGGCTCAGACGCTGCGACCGAGCGGGCCAGGATGATCGCCGCCGCCGTGACAAAACAGCACGGGAGGATGGTCTTCTGCCTCGGTAAGCAGCCGCCTTTGATGACCGAACATGGAGATGCACCGACGGGTTGACGAGCGTACCCAGCCGACGAGCTGTGACACGGGGAGCGGCGACCGCTAGGTGGCCGAGCAGGGACTGTGCCCCGTTGCTGCAATCGCTCTGATAGCCGACTGCCGGGAAAACGGATCAGGGAGTGACTCTGGTATCCAGAGACGGCCACAGGTGCGTTTCGGGGCTGGTTTTGGTGCCGTAAGCGCAGGTATGTGGCAGAAAGCAGTGACTATCAGCCAAAGCGGCGCCGTGGTCCTGGGCGTCCGTTCCAGCCTGGTCAGAGCGGCAACCCGGGTGGGCGCCGGCGCAAGATCCAGGACATCGAAGAGATGCTGGACGAGGAGCACCGCACCGTCGCCAACCTGCGCGAGATCTTCGCCATGGTTAGGCGCGTTGCGATGGGCGTCGAGCGGGGCGTGTACCACAGGGGCGTACGGGTAGCCACCGAGATCGAGTACGACGCCACGTGGATGACTCTCTACCTGAACCGCGTGATCGGGCCTGTGCGCGAGATCGCGTCGGACGACGAGATCGAGGAGATGCTCAAGGGCGCGCCCGATCCTGTGCTGTCCTGGTGGCAGGCGATCCGGCAGCAGACGCCGTCATGAACGCGAAGCTCGCGCGGCGGTTCCAGCGCGCGGCCGAGAAGGAAGCGGAACGCCGCGCTCGCACAGGTCAGACCGAGCTGCTGGCCCGCGTTACCGCCGAGACCCTGGCCAAAGACCACCTGCGCCAGCTGGCCATGATCCGCGACCCCGCGCCGTACATGGTCGTGCTCTGCTCGCGCCGCGCCGGCAAGACGTATGGGCTCGCCGCCCTGGCGCTGCTGACCGCGCTCGCGACACCGCGGCGGAACATCCTCTACGTGGGCTTGAGCAAGCCGCACGCGCGCAAATTCTTGTGGAACGAGGTCTGGTGTCCGCTGCTGGACGGCCTGAAGATCCAGCACAAGCGCCTCGAGGACGAGATGACGACCACGTTTCCCAACGGATCGGTCATGTACGTGTCGGGCACCGACGACATCCGGCACATCGATTCGTTCCTGGGAAACCGGCTGGACCTGGCCATCGTCGACGAGTCGCAGAGCCAGACGGACAGCATCCTGGTCCCGCTGACCACGCGCATTCTGCCGAACGCGCTGCTCGACGACATGGACCGGCCCGGCAAGCTCGTCATGGCCGGCACGATCCCCGAGGTCAACGCAGGCCGGTTCATGGAGGTGTGGAACGAGGGGGCGTGGTCGAGGCATAACTGGTCGCGCTTCGAAAACCCGCACCTGCGCAATCAGCCCGCCGCGCTGGCGGCGTACCTGACGGCAAACCCTGGGCTGACCCAGGACAGCCCGGAAGTACAACGAGAGTGGTTCGGCAAGTTCGCGTTTGACTTGAACGCGACGGCGTACCGCTACTCGCCGCTGCTGAACGGCTACGACGCCATGCCGCCCGCGTGGCTGGAGAGCGCGCGCGCCGAGCTCGAGGCGGCCGGCGTCCCGATCGCGTCCATGCTTGCCGCCGTCCCGCTTGAGGGCATCGAGTACTTCAGCGCCGCGCTGGACCCTGGATCCGTTGACCGCGCCGCGCTTGAGGTGTGCGGCTGGGGTCGGCGATCGCCGAAGGTGCAGCAGGTGTTCGAGTGGGCCACGCCGCGCAAGGCGAACGTCTCCTGGGGCCAGATGGGCATGGTCTGCGGCATCGTCCAGCGGCATCTGCGGCCCGGCTGGTGGCGCTACGACGCCGGCAGCAGCAAGAACGAACTGGACGTGTTCCAGCGCGACCACGGCATACCCGTCATCAAGGCCGCCGAGAAATCCGACATGCCAGGCCAGGTGCGGCGGAACAACGGCCTGCTGACCGAGGGTAGGTTGCTGGTGATGAACGGCTCGGCGCTGGCCGAGGACTACACGAAGGCTCGGTGGGACCCTGACGCACGCGCGAAGGGCCTGTGGCGCTGGGCCAGCGCCTGGCACCCAGACCCGTCCGAGGCGATGCGCTACACGCTCGGCCCCTACTTCGACGCCTACGAGGCGCCCGACAAGCGCACCGAGGCAGAGCGCGAGCTGGCCGCCATCGCCGCCGAGGACATGGCCGAGGTCATGGGCGATGGCGAGGGGCGCCCCGACGCTCTGTCTGTCGCCGTCGGCTGGCACTGACGGTTTCGGTGCCGGTCGCCCCTGGGGTGAATGCCCCGAATCGGCCTGAAAGCGCTTCTCGCGACCCTGAAGGACGCCGGAGTCAGCCGCTACGTGAACGAGCGCGGGCGTACCGAGTTGGAGTTCTTCGCGCCCGGCGCGCAGCCCGGCGTCGACGCCGAGGACGCGCTCGACCCAGAGACCCGGCGCGACATGCGACCGCCGGAGCCGCCGAAGGACCCGCTCCGTGCGGCACTGTCCGATGACCCGTTCCCCCTCGGCGAAGACTCCGAGGTCGAGGCGAACTGATGGGCAAGCAGGCCCGGATTCGCCGGTCCCGGAAGTGGAGGCTCGCCACGAACGAGGTCGTTGCCTCGTGCGCTGACCCGGCGTGCCAGGCGTGCGACGGACGCGGCGCGCTCGACAACCCCATGCGGGTGTGTGGCTGCGCGGCTGACCGCTTCCGGGAGCGCTTCGCGGGGCGTATGCGGCGCAAGAGCGGCGGCCTGCAGGTGCAGGTGGAGCGCAGCCCATGACGCCCCAGAACCCCAATCTCCCGGCCGCGGCCTGGTTCGACAAGTCCAAGCAGGACGAGGATTGCGCACGCGCGATGTATGGCCAGGCCGGCGCGCTCGAACTGATCAACCGGCAGCGGCGCTACCGGCAGGCCCTGCTCTACCGGCTCGTGACCGGCGACGAGGCCCCGGCGCTGTTCTCGTATTGGATGTCGTCGCGACCCGCGAACGCGGTCACTGGGCTCGGCCTGGGGAACTACCAGGAGCCGGCGATCAACGTCGTGGCGAGCGCGCTGGAGGTCTTCGAGAACAGGATCGGCACGCTGCGCCCGTTCGTGCAGGTGCTGCCGAAGGGCGGCGACATCGACACGCGGCTCGCGTGCGAGCAGGCCGAGCACTTCGTCGACGCGCTCTTCGACGAGTGCCGCCTCTACGACACCACAGGACTGACCTTCCGCGACGGTGGTACGTGGGGCACCGGATGGGTGAAGGTCCAGCCGTCGTTTGACCGGAAGTGTCTCGAGATCGGCCGCACGCTGGACGACGAGATTTTGTACGACGAATCGGAGACGCTGACCGGCGCGCCCGGCTCGCTCATCCAGCGCCGCTACATGATGCGCGACGACGCCATGGCGTACGCTGACATCGCGCCGGCGAAAGAGCGCGACAAGATCGCGGCGGCCGTGCGCTCGGCGCCGTCGGCGTTCGGCGCGGCCTTCTGGGGCTCGGCGGCTCCCATCCAGCAGATCGCTCTGCTCGAAGGCTGGAAGCGCCCCGGCGCTGATGGCAAGCCCGGGCGCCGATGCCTGGCGCTGCCGAACTACCTTCTCGACGATGACGATTGGACGCGCGATCACTTCCCCTTCGCGCGGTTCCTGTGGACGCGACGGTCGCTCGGCTGGCGCGGCGGGTCCGCGGCCCACGCCATGCTGCCGTACCAGATCAAGATCAACAAATGGGAGGAGCGCATCGACGCCAACGGCGACCGCATGGCGTTCTCCGGCTGGATCGTGGACCAGAACACCCAGATCAAGGCCGAGGCGCTGGGCGGTCGCCCCGGGCGGATCATCCGCAAGGTCGGGGGCGGGCAAGTGGAGCCGATCGTGGTCACGTCCAATGCGCCCGACGCCTACCAGGAGCTGGAGCGCTGGATAAACCGCGCCTTCCAGCGCGTGGGCCTGTCCCAGCAGCAGACCGCCGGCCTCAAGCAGCCCGGGATCACGTCGGGCGCCGCGCTGCGCACCATGGTCCAGATCGAGGACGCCCGGAACCAGGCGCTGCAGGTTGCGCTCGAGCAGCTGGTGAAGGACATCGCCGAGCTCGCCGTGGAGGCCGCCGAGGAGATCAACCTCAGTGTGAACGTGCCGGGCGTGCGCGGCGGACGCATCGCGTGGGGCGATCTGAAGCTGGCGAAGGACCAGCGCAAGGTCGCCGTGTTCCCGGTCTCGTCGCTTCCGAACGACCCGGCCGGCCGGCAGCAGCAGATCGCCGAGTGGTACGCTGACGGGGTCATCGATAAGCGAATCCGCTTCAAGCTTCAGCAGATGCCCGACCTGAAGGCGTACGCGATGCTGGCGACCGCCGAAGACGACCTGATCGAGACGACGCTGAACGAGATCGTAAAGACCGGGAAGTTCTGCCCGCCAGAGCCGTACAACGACCTCCCGCGCGCCCTGGCGACCGCCCGTGACCGCTGGGCGCTCGAGAAGCGCCTCGGCACGGACCGCAAGGTCCTGCGCCAGCTCGTGGCGTTCATGGCGGCGGTGTCGACGCAGATCGAAAGCGGCCAGCAGTTCCTGGCGCCGCCATCCCCAACCGCTTCCCCCGCCGGCGCCCCCGCCGCGCCCCCCGTCCAAGCAACCCCAAGCACCGCGCCGCCGATGGCGGCCTGACCAGGAGACCGCCATGCCGAAGCCAAAGACCGAGACCAACGACGCAGCGGACGCCGCTGACGACAGGAAGGCCCAGCTCGAGGGCCTGCGCGCGCGAGCCGAAGCGCTCGTGTGGGACCCGGACGAGCTGCGCGCCTTCCTGCGCGATCTCGTCGACGCCCTCCCGTCGTGATCTGGCACGCGGCCGCCGGCGTCGCCGCTGGACTGGCGATGGCCGGTGCCGTGCGGCTGGCGGTCGCGTGGTTCGCGTGGGCGCGCGCGCTGCGAAATGAGGCGTACGGCCTGCGTATCCCGATGGTGCTGGCGCTGGCGGCGGCCGCGGGCGAGGAGATCGTGTTTCGCGGGCTGCTGTTACAGGCCGATGGCCTGATCGTCTCCAGCGCGGCCTTCGCGCTCTGCCACGCCGGCCCGCGCTCGCGGCATCTCGCCTGGGCTGCGTTCGCGCTCCTGTGCGGTCTGGCGCTGGGCGGCATCACGATGCTGACCGGCGATCTGGCCGCCGCGGTCGCCGCCCACCTGATCGCCAACCTCGCGGTTAGTTTCGGTGCCGCGCGCGCCCGGGTGAATGGCCACACAGTCGGGCGAGGGACAGGAAGGAACGGAAGCGGGCACCGAGACGCCCCCGGCGTCGCTGGAGTCCCGCAAGGCCGAGATCTTGGCGCGCGCCCGCGCCGGTGATCCGGCACGCACAGAGCAGGGAGAGCTGGGCTCGAGCGGGGCCCATAACCCCGCCCCCGCCGGTTCGACTCCGGCCCCTGCGACCGATGCCGCCGCGCCGACCACGCCCGCGCCGGTCGCCTCCGACACGACGAGCGAGATCGCCGCGCTGAAGGCGCAGATCGCCGAGCTGTCAACGAAGCTCACCGCCCCGCCGAAGCCCGAGGCCGCGCCGGTCGCGACCGAGGACAAGTACGCGGCGCTGGTCGAGCGCATGAAGGCCGACCCGGGGACCTTTTTCGACGAGTTCCCCGACGTCGACATCGAGAAGCTGTCGGCGGCCTATCTCCGGCGCACGGACAACCCGGCGCACAAGGAGCTGACCGACCACGATCGCAAGATCGCCGAGCTCCAGAAGCGCCTGGACGACCGCGAGAAGGCCGACCAGGAGCGCGCCACCAAGACGCAGGCCGAAGCCGCCGAGCAGGCGGGGCGCGCGGGCGTCAAGGATGTCATCGACGCCGAGAAGGGCCGTTGGCCGCGCCTGTCGCGCTCCGACGAGAACCTATCCGAGGGCATCGGGCTCGCCATCGACGCCGGCCGCAAGGTCGTGGCCGAGTTGCGCAAGACGAAGGGCGAGAAGTGGCTGCCGACCCAGGAGGAAGCGACCGCGCTCGTCCGCGATTGCCTCGACCGCATCGAGAAGGATTTCGCCGCGCGCGCCGCGCGCTACGGCACGCCCGACATCGCCCCGGCCCCGAAGGGCGCCGATCCCCCGCCCGCGCGCAAGACCATACCGGCCGTGTCGCAGCCGTCCGTCGCGGCCCGCGCATCAACCGAACCATCTCCCGCTTCCAAGGACCTCGCTTCTAAGAAGGCCGAGATCTTGAAGCGCACCCGTCTCGCCGCCCGTCAACCCTGACCCTGAGGAAAAGACCATGTCCATCGCCCACACGATTCTCGCCGCCCTGGCCCACTACGCCGCCCCGCTGGTCCTGGTCGCCGTCGCGCTCGTCGCGTTCGCGCGCCTCAAGGGATGGACGCGCATCGTCCCGCTGGCGCTGTCCATCCTGAACATCAGCGACAACGCCGCCGCCGGCCTGAAGGACTGGTACAGCGCCGCGTACGAGGACGCAGCGTACCGAGACAACGTGTTCTTCGGCTTGGTGAACAAGATCGAAGGCTACGGCCAGCAGATCATCCAGGCGATCAAGATCGGCCGCACCGCCGGCCACGGCGCCGACATCGCGAGCGCGATCACGAACCAGTCCAGCGAGTCGCGCAAGAAGTTCATCACGCCGTGGGGCAAGAGCTACGCGGTGGAGAACGTCGACAACACCGAAATCGACGTCTCGGACAGCGACGACGGCGCGATCGTGGAACTCCTCGGCGACGCCGGCGAAGGCTGCATGAGGAAGGTCTCCGAAGACCTCGAGTACGACATGTTCGGCGACGGCTTCGGCTCGCGCGGCGTGATCGGATCGCACACCGGCGGCGGTCCCTTCGTCCTGACGCTCAGCCAGCGCACCGACACGATCAAGTGGCAGGTGGGCGACGTCGGCGTGAGCTGCGCGACCGTCAACGGCGGCTCCCTGGATACCGGGTCCTTCACCGTCACGGCGGTGGACACCGACGCGGGCACCATCACCGTCACGGCGAACGGCGGCTGGGCCGGCGGCTCCAATGACACGCACTTCCTGTTCTACACGGCCGACAAGATCTCGGGCTCGCTGACCACGGCGCTGAAGGTGCTCGGTCTCAAGCTCTGGATCCCGATCACGGCGCCTTCGGGCTCCGACGCCACCGGCATCGACCGGAGCGTGGATCCGAACAAGCTCGCCGGCGTCCGCATCGACGCGCGCAACCTGGATCCCAAGCAGGCGGTCAACGCGCTGCTGACCCGCATCTCGATCAACCGCCAGGCCGACCCGCGGGTCCTGATGTGCAACCCGGAGTTCTACCAGGCGTACGAGGACAGCCTCCAGAACCAGGCGGTCTACGTGCGCAACTCCGGCACCGGCGAGGCCGCGGTCGCCTACTACGAGGGCATCCGCCACATCGGCCCCAAGGGCCCGTGCACGCTGTACGCGGCGCCCGGCTGCGATTCGGACCGCTTCTACGCGCTCGACATGCGCACGTGGTTCCTGCGCAGCCCGCGGAACAAGCCGATCAAGATGGCCGGCCGCGCCGGAAAGGATCAGCTGATCGACCTGGCGACGGCCGACGGCGTCCAGCTCCGCTGGAAGTACCTCGCGAACCTCTCGTGCTCGTTCCCGGGCGCGAACGGCGTCGCTCAGATTGCGTAAGCGGCTGACGCCCAACAGGAGACCACGATGGCAAGCCCGATCAAGTACCTGATGAAGGCCCCCGAGGCGGGGACCGTGCCGGTGGTGATTCAGTTCGCCGTCGGTGCGACCGGCGCCGTGGGTGCCATCCAGGGCAGCGGAAAGCGCGCCAAGGAGTTCCGCACCGCCACCCCGGTGGTGCGGACCGGTACCGGCGTCTACGACGTCTTCCTGAAGGCCGGGTGGCTGGCGTGCCTCGGCTCGCGCGCCGAGACGTTCGGAACGCTCGATTCCACCGCCGGAACCTTCGGCAAGGTCACGACCGAGAACAGCACGGCGGCCACGCCGAAGGTGACGGTCACGTTCCTCCGGCCGGACACCGGCGTCGCGGCCGACCCGCGCCAGGGCGACATCGCCGTGATCACCCTCTTCCTGAAGAACCTGAAGCCCGATTGATGGCGCTGGTCGACGACATCGCTCGGGACGTCGCGAGTCGGTATGCCGGCTCCGATGGGCCCGAGGCCACGGCGGAAGATCCGGCGCTGGAGTTCTCCGGCGCCGCGATCGAGGCCGTCAACCGGGGCGACCGCGTGGCGTTCCTGGCCGCCGTGCGTTCGATGCTCGAGCCGCCGGACGCCGACGACTACGAGCCCGAACTGGCGCCATCGCCGTCCGAGGAAATCGACCCCGACGTTCTGCTCGGCCCGGAGTGACCAATGGGCAAGTCGGCCTCCGACCTCGTCACGCTGGTCCGCCAGAAGTGCAGCGTCGAGAACAGTCAGGTTGTCACTGACGCCGAGATCGTCTCGTACCTGAACGAGGGTCTCCGCGCGCTGTTCGACCTCGTGATCGCGGTCGACTCGTCCTACTACGAGCGGACCCGAGACTACACGCTGGCGAGCTCGCCGACGGGCGCCGTCGCGGCGCTACCGGGCGACATCTACAAGCTGCGCGCTGTCCTGCGCTACCCGGAAACCACGCGCGAGTACCCCACCTTCCTGGTGCCGATGGCCGAGCGGAGGATGGGCAAGATCGGCTACACGCTCGACGGCGACCGCATCACGATCGTTCCCTGGTCGATCGCTGGCGATGGCCCGTGGCGCGTGGTCTACACGCCCAAGGCACCGCAGTTCCGCACGTTCACCGTTGACCTGTGCACCGCAGGCACCCTGGGAACGTACACGGCCGTCGGAGCCGGTCCGACAAAGCAGCTGATCGGGAATACCTCAGACGCAGTCGTCGACGGCGTTACGGTCAATGCCTTCCACGTCGTTCTGGTGAACAACGCCGGCGTGAGCAGCCTCAGGGACACGGGCCTGTACGTCAGGCTGGGTCAAAACCCGTGGGTCCTTCAGCGGCTGCCGTCTTACGATGATTCGACGGATATCCAGGCTGGCGACCTGTTCAGCATCACGTCTGGCAGCACGCTGGCCGGGACGAAGCAGGCGACCGCTATCCAGACATTGAGCGGAATCAGCCCCTGGTCGTCGCTGTCGACGATAGACGTCGATTTTCTGTCCATCCTTGCCACCACGTCGACGCTGCCGCTTACGCAGCTAGACGTCACGCTCGACAACTTCGACGAGTACGTGACGAACAAGGCCGCGCTCGCCATCTTCGCCAAGCGCCAGATGGATCCGGGCCTGGTGCCGGGGCTCTTCGCCGCCGCCGAGAACCGCGTCAAGGGCATGGCCATGGGCCGGACGGCAGAGCCCGAGCAGGCGCCGATCATGTGGCGCGGGCGCCGCCGCTACTCGCCCTACGACGACTACGACGAGACCTGGTGATGCCCAACCCCTCGCACGGCTTCGAGCCGACACCGGCGACGGACACGAACCTGAACCGCGTGCAGAACGCGGTCAAGCAGGCGCTGAACGTGCTGGCCGAAAACGTCCAGAAGGCCATCGACGCCATGGGCCTGTCGACGAAGCAAGCCACCTGGCAGACGATCGGGGTCAAGACGCGCGACCAGCTGCGCCGGCTGCGCGGCGACGCCGACGGCGTGAACGGGCCGCGCTCGATCATCCTGTCGGGGACCACGATTCCGTTCGACGGCGGACAGGCCACCTACGTCTGGGACCCTGCGTTCACGACCGCCGACAACGGCACGACGATCATCGCGGTCAGCGGCGTGTCTCCCGGGCGCTGGAGGCGGGTGTGACCTCAGCGGCGCAGGATCATGCGCGCGCTGTAGGCGTTTACGCGGCCCTCGCCGTCGTTGGCGGGGATGACGCGGAACGTGAGCGTAGCTGTGGAGCGCGACGTCAGTTGCCGCTTTCCGGCCATGTCGTCGTATGCCCGGTAGGACTCGCTGGCGTCGCGATCGACCACGGCGAAATACTCGAAGCCTTCGCGCAGCGTGATCTCGGCGGCCCGGCGCAGCGCCGCCGAGAGAGCCTCTTGCGGCGATCGGTTGTGGCGCGTCTTGTAGACGATCTGGAACGTGTGCGAGCTAAGGCGTGTCTCGCCGGCGCTCGCACAGGCCGCCGCCAGCAGCGCCGCCAGCAGGAGCGCGCGCATCTCCTACTGACACTCGGCGCAGGACGCGACGATCAACGTCACGTTCGGGTCGTCGGCGTAGGTGCACCCGATCTCCAGGCGACCGTTCGGCAGCGCACAGGCGTAGTCGCCCTTGAACGTACGCTTGCCGGCCGGACTGATGCAGTTCTCGCCACGGTCGCCCGGTGGGCAGACGAGCGGCCGCGCATCCGGCGCCGCCGCTCCTGTGTCCACGCCCGCATCGGCGTCCAGCGACATCTGCACCGGATCGGTGGTCGCCTCCGCGCACCCCGACAGGACCGCCAGCAGCACCAGCCATCGACGCATGGGGTCGGAGCCTAGCCCAATGGCGCTCCAGGGTCAAACGGTTGACGTCCTGTTCCAGCCTCTGAATCAGCAGGCCACGGTCACGGGCGGTCCGATGGGGCGGATCAAGAAGCTGATCAACGGCGTGGTCAAGAAGATCACGCGCGACGGCCAGCCCGGCATCCGCATCGAGAAGCGCGACGGCTTCGAAGCTCTGTCCACCGACGTTCACGACCCATCGAACCTCGGCGCCGTCTCGAGCAAGACGTTTGTCAACCCGGGTCTGTTCACGACGTGGGGCAATCGCCTCATGGGCGTCTGGAACGCGCAGCCGTTCGTGATGTCGGAGTCGGCGTTCTCGTGGGAGTCACCCACGGTCATCACGCCGTCGCAGGTGCTGCGCCAGCGCATGATCGGCGGCCGCAACGATGTCGTGTTCACCTGCGACCAGGCGCGTGTCGGCTCGCGAACGGCGTTCTGCTGGCTCGGGACCGGGAATGTTATCTGGGTGACGATCGTGGACGACGACGGGACCGTGGTGCTGTCACCCACCATCGCGGCCTCGTCGATCAACCCGATGCCCGCAAAGCTCGCCAGCGACGGTGTGCGGTTCTGGCTCATTATCGCGAACATCGGCGCCACGGCGCTCTATGTCTCCAGCTTCGATGCCAATGGCGTGGGGCTGACGACATTCAATACCGCAGTAGGAATCGGCGCCGCGGCGTACTTCGACGTCGCCGTGGACACGTCTCAGTTATCGAACGGGGTGTTCGTGGCGTGGAAGAACCCGGTCGCGGGCACCAACCTGACCCGCTACCAGTGGAACGGTGCCGCGGTTACGAACAGCACGGCCGCGATGGGCTTCGCCCTGTGCGCCACCGGCCGCGTGGGGTTCCTGCGCAACGACCGCGGCGACGGCAAGCTGTACCTGGGCACCATCGACGGTGTTGGTCCCTTCGACCACTACGTCTGGCAGATCAACACGCCAGCCGGAACCCCAGCCAACGGTCACCAGTACAACGTGTCACTGGCCTCGGTGAAGGCGGCATTCCAGTTCACCGGCTACACCGCGCCGACGGGAAACGCGGACATCACGGTGGCGCTGTCCTTCCTGGATGCGACGCCGCACCCGCAGCTCAATTCCACCGACCTCCGAACGGTGACGTTCGCGGGCGTAACGGCGCTGGCGCGCACGCAGCGCTCGCTGACCATGGTCTCGCGGCCCTTCGTGATGCAGGGGAACTACTACGCCGTCGCGTACTACCGGTCTGACCCGGCCTCGTTCACCGCGATAGCTCAGTCGACGTTCTTCCTCGTCTCCCTGTCGGCGCCCTGGACGGTGTGTGGACGCTGGGAGTGGGGCACGGCTTACGCCGACTGGGCCGATACGGGCACGACGACCTACTACATGGCCCTGTCGTCTCCGACGGTGGCCAGCGGCGGCGGGGTGCACGTTACGTTGCCGTACCGGGCGAGCTCTGGCGTCGCGCTCTCGTTCGTCGGCGACGTCTTTACGCCGGTCAAGCACACCGTCGACGTCGTGGGAATCAAGGATTTCAGCTTCGGCCCGGACTTCGGGCGCGCGCTGGATATCGACGGCTCGATTTTGATGCCAGGCCCGCAGGCGGTCAGCTACTCGGGGACCGAGTTCGCCGAGGACGGCATTCCGCTGATGTACGAGGTCTCGGCGCTGCCAACCCAGGGCGGCGGCGGATCGCTCAACGCCACGGGGACCTACTCCTACGTCTTCGTCGGAGAGTGGACGAACAACGCCGGAGAGCGCGTGCGCGGCCCCGTCGGCCCGCCGATTACGTTCACCATGTCGGCGGGCAACACGAAGCTGACGTTCGTCGGATACAACATCCACGTCTCGAACAAGCAGTTCCTGATGGTCGCGGCCTACCGTACGATCTGGGACTCCACGAACGGCGTGCAGTCGGCCACCTTCCGCAAGGTGACCGGGAGCCTGGTCGGCGGGACCTTCGGGGGTCCCGTGGTCTACAACGACGACTCTAGTAACACGTGGACGTTCGTGGATACGATGTCGGACGCCGCGGCGGCGATAAACGAGCCGCTGTACACTGACTCTGGGCTACTGGATCGCCATCCGGCCCCGCCGTTTTCGTCTGGGTGCAAGGCGTTCAACCGGGCTTTCGTCGTCGGGTACGACAACGCGATCTGGTTCAGCGGCGAGAAGACCGAGGGCGACGCCTACTGGTTCTCGCCGGCCCAGCGGATCGTGCTGCCGACCACCGAGCGGATCACGGCGATCCGACAGATGGACAACTTCCTGTTGGTCCTCTGCTCGGGCTCCGACGTGTTCTCCATCGCTTCGGGTCCGTTCCCCGACGCCACCGGCGCCGGCTCGATCCCGAGCCCGGTCCTGCTGCCGTTCACGAACGGATGCCCCGGCGGCCACGCCGAATCGACCAGCGACGGCATCATGTACGCGGCGACGCAGGGCGGAATCTGGATGATCACGCGCGATCTGCGCAACGTGTACATCGGCGCGCCCGTCGAGGACGAGACGGCATCCGGGATCGTTGGCTCGGCGAGCGACGACAAGCAGCGGGTGATGTTCGTGAACGCGAACGACGGTACACAGTGCGTCTACGACCAGGTGACGGGCGTCTGGTCGACGTGGATCTCGAGCACGTTCGACGTCGATGGCCTGGGTGTGGCCCCGGTGGTCACGCACAAGGGCCGGTTCGCGCTCCTGACCTCGGTGCCGTCGATCATCGCGCGCCAAGTACTCGGCTTCTACACCGACTGGGGCGGGTCCGTCACAACGACTCTGACCACGGCGTTCATCAGCTTCGGCTCGGTGCGAGGATACAAGCGCGTGTGGGGCGTGCAGCTTCAGGGTGAGCGCCTCGGCGACGCCGACATTTCCGTGCAGGTGCGCTCCGACTACGACGCCAACACGGTCGTCGAAACGTTCCTGTTCACGCCACCGGCGGTGACCAAGCTGGTCGCCGAGCTGCCGCTAAAGCGCGAGCTGGTCGAATCGCTCAGCTACACCATCCAGGACTCGTTTCCGCGGGGCCCGAACCAGGGCTTCGCCTACGAGCTCTTCGGCTTCTACCTCGGGATCGAGCGCGGACTGGGGCGTCTCCCCGCCTCCAGCCGCTTCCCGCCCCTCTGAGCCGGGTTTCGGTGCCGGGGGCGCCAGTACGTGGGCGACTTCGACAACGTCGGCTTCAACCGGCAGACCCTGGGGAACCTGCTTGACCCGGGCGGGTTCTTCAAGAACACGCCCCAGCAGCCCGGCGTGGGCGGAATCAACCAGGACAACCACCGCCTGGTGCGCGACCCGACCACGGGCATGTTCTACGACCCGCAGAGCGGGACCAGCTACGCCGACGCGGACGGCCTGCAGCCGGTCACCGATCCGAACGTCGCCCAGCAGGTGGCGGCGAACTTCAACCGCTCAACGTCGTTCCTGAACCAGCTCGGTCAGGTGCAGGGCCAACAGCAGGGGCTGGCGACCAACCTCCAGCAGGTGATCGGCGGCCACGGGCCGTCCCTGGCGGGCATGCAGACCAGCAACGCGCTGGACCAGATCGCGCGCGATCAGATGTCCCAGGCCGCGGGGGTCAGCGGCGCCGCCTCGCCCCTGGCGCACCTGCTGGCGATGCGGAACACCGGCACCGCCCAGATCGGCGCGACCAACGCTGGCGCCATGGCACGGGTCGCGGAACAGGCTCACGCCCGGGACTCCCTGTCAGCCCTCCTAGGCGGTATGGCCGGCACTGACGCAACCGTGGCCGGCGGCCTGGCGGGGCTCGCCAACACGGGGCAGATGGGCCAGCAGGGCCTTAACCAGTCGACCGACCAGGCGAACCAGAAGAAGAACACCCAGCTCGGCGCCTCCCTGATCTCCGCCTTCGCGTGACGCCGTGGCCGTCGATATCAACCTGACGCCCACCGCCCAGATGCCTCCGGTCACGACGGAGACGCAGGGCACCGGTACGACCACGGGGAACACGAAGGGCGAGGGGACCAGCGGCATTCTGCCGTCGCTGGCGGCCGACCAAGCGGCAAAGGCCGACGTCGCGCAGACGCAGGCCACGGCCAACGCGCAGGCCGCCGTCGGCGATGCGCTGGCGACTGAGGCCAACGCGAAGGCCGCCGCCGCTGACGCCGAGGCGGTTCAGCAAGCCGCCGCCGCCGAAGAGTCGTCTCGCGTGCGCGATGCGTACCTGGCCCGGATCGCCAGGGCGGACGCCGCCGCCGCAACCGAAGAGCAGAAGATCAAGGATTTCCAGTTCCACGACTACTGGGGCTCGATGTCAACGGGTCACAAGATCGGCGCCAAGATCCAGATGGCGTTTGGCGCCTTCGCCGCCGGCATGCTCGGCGGCCCGAACATGGCGTTGCAGAAGATCCAGCGCGACATCGATCGCGATTTCGAGATGCAGAAGATGCAGCTTGCTAGCCGCGAGAAGATCGCGAGCATGAAGCGTTCTGGCGTGCAGGACCTGTACGGCGCCCTGCAACACGACCTGGCCGCGCTCGAGGTGAAGCACGCCGCCGCTTACAAGGCCGTCGCGGCGAAGGCCCAGGCCGAGGCGACCCGCGCGGGCGTGCCGCTGGCGCAGGCGCAGAACAACGTGGTGACGCAGGGCCTACTTCAGAAGGCCACCGAGAAGGACCTGGCCGCGAAGCAGCGCTACGAGCAGCAGTTTCACCAGGACGAGCAGAAGACCGCCCAGCAGCAGCGCCACGCGGAGACGCAAGTCACCAGCGCCAAGGCGGGCGCCGGCGCGGGAGTCGAGGCCGAGAAGAACGCGGCGCAGTTCGACATCCTGAAGCAGCACGGTAAGTGGCTGGCCGAGAAGATGCCAGAACTGAGCGACGCCGACGTCAAGGCGATCTCGGTCGCGACGTCGAGCGAAGACTGGATGAAGGAAAGCCCGGCGTGGACGGCGATCCTGGCCAAGGCCGGGATCGACTCCGAGACTGGCGTCAGTCCGCTGGCCAAGGAGTACATCGACAACCTGCACCGGGCAGATCAGGCGATCGGACGTCTCGAGTCCGGCGCCGCGATCGGCAAGGGAGAGGCCGTCGACTTCCGCAACAAGTTCAAGCCGAAGGTGTCGGACGCGCCTGGAGATCGTGCCATGCGCTCCAAGAACATCCTCCAGGACGTAGACTCCTGGGGCAAGTTCGTCGAGCGCGCGCCGCGCGCCGCTGGCACGCCTGCCGCCGCGCCTGCCGATAAGCAGGCCCTGAAGGCGAAGATCGTACGCGCGGCGGCCTGGATCGAGCAGCATCCCGGCGATCCCCGCATACCGGCCGCCCGCCGCGCGATTGCGAACATAAACCTGCAACTCGGGGCCCAGTGATGGCCGACGATTTCGACATCGACGCCTTCAACGCCGAACACGGCGCCGCCCCGGCCGGCCCCTTCGTTCGCGGCAAGACGCCCACGAAGCGTATCGCCGCGCCGGAGACGGCTCCGGGCAAGACCATCCCCGCCGAGGACTTCGACGTGGACGCCGTAGCGCCGCCCCAAAACATGGGGCCGAACGCACGCCGCGCTGCTGCCGGCAAGCCGCCCGAGCCGGGCGCACCCGCGTTCCTCGAGCCCGACTCGGTGGATCTCCGCGACGTCGAGCGCGAACGGCGGATGACCGAGAACAACCCGTTTGCCGGCGATCCGCTGGCCAACATGATCGCGACCGGCGTCGTCGGCGCCGGCGCGGGCGCGCTGGCCGGGGCTGGCGCCGCCGCGCTTGGCGCTGGGCCGGTCGTCACTGCCGGAACAACCGGCGCCGTCGCCGGCGGCACCCAGACCGCGATGCAGGGCGGATCGGCAAAGGACATCGCCATCGGCGCCGCACTCGGCGGCGGGCTAGCGGCGCTACCGCCGACCCTCCAGGGCGCGGCGAAGCGCGTGTCCGAGCGCACGTTCCAGGAATTCGCGCAGGCGGCGAATGGTGCGGGCAAGCAGAAGACGCTGGCCAAGCTCGAGGGCATCGGCGCCAACGACACGGCCGACGTGATCAAGCGCTACAACATTCCCGACCTGAAGGACGGCGCCGCGGCGCGCGCGGCGAATCAGGCCGCGATCGCCCAGGCCGGCGCCAAGATGGGCAACGCGCTCGACGTGATCAGCGCGGCGCCCGAGGGCAGCGCGACGCTGGGCGAGGCCATGGCGAAGCTGGAGGGGCTCCGCAAGGAACTCGCCGGCAACGAAACCACGCGGCCGATGGCCGACCAGCTGTTCAGGTACATGCGCAGCTTCTGGAGCGTGAACGGCGGCAAGGCATCGGCGCCGCTGACCGCCAAGGCGCTGCACGGCAAGGTGTCCGACCTCCAGGCCGTCGGCTTCGCGGGAAACTCCGTGGAGCTGTCCCCGGCGGCGGGCAAGCTGCTCGCGCGGCGCACGGCCGGCGCGCTGGACGACCTACTGGACGACCGGATCGCCGCCGCCGCGAAGGCCAACCCGGCCGCCGGGGAGGCGTCCAAGACGCTGGCGGCGGCGACGAAGGACTTTCGCATCTTGAAGACCCTCGAGCCGATCACGAAAGCCCAGGCGATCGCCCAACGCTTCGCGCCCAGCGCGGCGCAGCGCTTCACGGACGCCATGGCGCACCCCGTGCGGTCGGCCGCCAGGGTCGCGATCACGCCGTTCGTGCGCGCGCCCGCAGCGGCGGCGGCGACCGTCGATCGGGCGCTCGCGCGCCTCTACGCCGCCCCAGTGGTGACGCCGGACCTCGTCAGCGAGGCGCTCAGCGCGGGCGTGGCGCCGGCGTCCATCTCCGCTATCGCGTCCCTGCGCAAGGCGCGCGGCGCGGCACCGGCGGCGCCTCCTATGACCGTCCCCGTCATGGCGCCGGCGGCCCCATGATCGACCGCGGCGAATGCATCATGGCCGTGACCGGCGTCCGGCCGTTCCTGACGCGCCCCCCGGGTAAGGTAACGACCGGCCAACTGAACCAGGCCGACGACGTGCCCGCCAAGCTGCGCCTGCTCGCGTCCAAGCTCGTCCTGGGCACGCTCGATGCCGATGCCATGCCGGACGACGCCGTGGACTATGACGGCTTCCTGGACGCCTTCACGATGCCCCCCGACGAGGACCAGCTGGCGGCCGTGATCGGTAACTTCCCCCCGGCCGACCACGACGACGCCGGGGCCTACCTGGCATGCGCTGGCCGGTCCTGGGCCTACCTCCAGGGCCGCTACCCGGTGGCGCCCGAGCGGCAGCTACTGGGGTCGGTCCAGCGGCCGCCGTCCGAGATGGCGCTCACCCAGTTCGAGTTCGAGCTTCTGATCGTGGACAAGCCGCTGGGCGTCTTCGGCCTGGTCGACTCCGGCGCGCTGCTGGCGCCCCAGGCGCGCGCGCTGGCGTCCTGCTACCCGACGCTGCACGCGGCCATCGTGGACGCGATCGGTGACCGGATCGCCGCCGAGCAGGCCCGGGCGCCGAGCTACGAACCGCCTTTCTCCCTGGCCCTGTCCACGCTCTCGGGCTCGCCCCACATCGACCCGACCGTGACGCGCGGGCTGGCCGCGGCATCGGCCTACAAGCAGCAGGCCGCTCAGCAGGCGCGGGCCCAGCAGCCTCAGGAGAGTCGGATGGCGAATATGCTCTCGCCGCCGTCCGCACGGGCCGACAAGTAGGTTTCGGTGCCGGTCGCGCCTGGGTAGAGGGCGCATGGCCAAGTCCAAGATCGGCGCATTGGGAGGCAACGAAGCGGGGCACCTGATCGGCGCCTTCGGGACCAACAACATGACCGGAACCGGGGTCATCTCCCGGATCATCGACATCGACGAGATCGACAACATCTCGTTTGACTGCGCGTGGACCGGTACTCCGACCGGGACGTTCACCGTTGAGGTGAGCAATAGCTTCCTGCCGAACACGACCAACATGAACGGCACGCCGATCCGAGTCGGGACGTGGCAATCGGTCACGTCGGCGGTCGATGGCACGATCACGAACCCGGCCGGGTCCGCCAGCAACTGCCTCTTCGGCTTCAACCCGACCAAGCTCGCCATGAGCTGCACGTATCTGCGCTTCAGGTACACGAACACGAGCGGATCAGGACAGCTCGAAGTCTACGTGAACGGAAAGGCGATCGGCTCATGAGCAACTTCGTAGACCTTGTAGACAATGGATCGCCTCCGGAGGTAGGGCCGGCGTCGGGGACGCGATTGGCCCGTGTCTCCGGGCAACTGCAAGTATCCAGCGATGGGCGCCCGTTCGATGTCTTCGCAAGTGCCCTTGTTTCCACGACGCCGCCCAATCTGGCGCACCTGCCGTTCTGGCTCGACGGATTCGACATCGATCTCCATGGCAACACGACTCTGACGGGCGGGCAGGCGGTCCAGACCTGGAAGAACAAGGGATCGCAAGCGGCTGGCAACGACGTCACACAGGCCACGGGCAACCTTCAGGCGCTGTTCTCTACGGGCGGCATCAACGGCCGGCCGGCGTTGCTGTTCGCCGCCAACAAGATCTATAGCGGCCCCCTGCGCCCCGTGGCGATTTCGGCCCCCCGTCACATCTTCCTCGTGATGACCGTGGGCGCCTCGATCTCGTCCGGGTTCATCCTGTACTCAGGGAGTACGTTCAGCGAGGGCTATGCAGTCACTGCCGGGGTAGGGATTTCCCCTACTACGGTCGTTTACAACCTGAACGGCACGAACAGCGTGCAATCACTTCCCGACTGGACCGCGGGGAACGTCCTGGTCGAGTTTGGCTTTGACGGAGTGACCGCCCATCTCCCCACGTTCACGCGCAACGGCGTCCCGGGCGTAGTGACGCAGAATAACGGCACCGGCGGCATTGGCGCCGAGACGGGCTCCGCTGGCGTATCGATCGGATTCCAGCACCAGTCGTTCATCGGTGAGTGTCTCTGGTACGACACGATCCAATCCACCGCCGTTGTTGCAGCCGCGCGCGCGTACCTGTCGAGCAAGTGGGGCATCGCCGCGTAACAGGCCATGCCGTCGCCATCCACGGTCACGATACGGCGCGGCGATACGATCGTGATCGTCGGCGATTCGCTGGTTGAGATCGGGTCGTACGTGCCGCTGCAGGACTCGGTAACGCGAGCCTTCGCGGTTCCCGCGCCGAACTACCCTGGTTATGCGACGGTATTAGCCGGGCAGGCCGCCGTTCGGGTGGCGCCTCCATATGTATCGCCGCCTGGACCTCCGGCAAGCCCGGTGACATGGGTCAACTCTGGGGTAAGCGGCAATCGGCTCTTCAACATCGCCGCTGACGTGCCGGGCAGGATCACGCAGTACAACCCGACCGTCGTGATCATCGCCTGCGAGATCAACGACGTCATCAACGGGTTTCGCACGGACCTGCAGAGCCAGACCGACCTCACGACCATCATTACCCAGACGCGCGCGGCGATACCGAGCGTGCGGCTGCTTTTCGTCGCCGCCCTTACGCATGGCGAGCTCTGGACGACAGGCCCTGTCGGAAACAACGCGGATGACGCGCTCATCGACTCGAAGACAGCGGCGCTGCAGACGACGTGCGATACGCTCAGCGTGTGCTTTGCGAACCCTCGCGCCACACTGTGGCAGTGGGAACAGGCTAACAATCTGAGCAACGTTGCGTCCGGGCCATCGATCTTGACGTCGGATGGGATTCACCCGAACGACAACGGCAAACTGTGGCTCAGTGCGGTCGCGTTCTCGAAGATAGCATTCGCGTGACGACGATCCGCGGGGCATGTATCGTCGTCGCGCTGGTCGTCCCTGCCCTGTGCGGTCTCTCGCACATGTGTATCGATGGCCTCAAGGAAGTGATCGCGGAGTTCCAGTGAACCTGTGGCGCGTTGCCCCCCTGCTCGGCCTTCTCGGCTCGCTCGCCGGCGCGGTCTTCTGGGCCGGATCGCGATATAGCGAGGCCGCGACGACGTGCGCGCAGGTTCCGATCCTGGCCGGCAAGGTCGAAGCGCTCGAGCGCACGCTGTTGCTGCACACGGCGGAGGCGGCCGATCTGATCCCGATCGTGAAGGCGCTGCGCACGTGCCCGCCGTTCATGTCGTGCTTGCCGATCGCGCGCCCGCCGGCGTGGTCACCGTGAAGTGACGTGACGATACATTACATCGGACGATTTCGACCATGAGCCCCCGAAAAGCCCGGGAAGAATCCACAGACCTGGCCGTACTCTCCCAAAAGGTCGAATCAATCGACGGGAGGGTGAAGGACTTGGAAGAGGCCGATAAAGATCGCCAGGACAGCCAGGCGGGACTGCGAAAGGAGCTGGCCGATCACCGGGTCGAGGACGCGGAGGCGATCGGAGCGCTGAAGGTCGCGATCTCCGGCGTCGAGAAAACGATAGCGTCGCTGGCCGTCAGAATCAGCTCGATGAAATGGATGTTGAGCCTGCTGCTCGCGCTGGCGGCGTTGGCCGTGTCGATAGCCGGCATCGTGCTCGCGAAGGTCTGGAAGTAGATCAGCCCCTCCCGTGCTTATCGAGCAGGGCGCCGAGCTGACAGTCCCATTCGTGCCCGCAATATTGCCCGCATTCTGGGCAGTCTCCTACGCGGGTGCCGGGCGCCATGCACGTGTGCGAACGCTCCAGTTTTCGTAGCAACTCCAGCATGGCCGGCGCGTCGGCGATCAGGGCAGCGTCGGGAGCCTTGTAGACATTTTCGGCGATCAGGGTGCCGCCGCTCTCGCGGTATACAAACCATCCTGCGGCTTCATTCGGCCACTCTCGCGTCACCCACGGGCCGGGACTCGGCTTCTCGTCGCTCATGGTGTTCCCTTCTTCTCGTCGAGCAGGGCGCGCGCCCGCCCGACCGGACCATCCGCTTCTGTGATACCGACGACGTTGAGCATTTGCGCGGCCTGTTCGGCGATGCTCGCCAGTTCGTCCAGCAGCTCGCGAAGCTGCGGCAGCTGCCAGGCGTCGGCAATCAGGGCGGCATCGGCCGGCTCGATGATCACGCCGTCGTAGATGCTCGGGGCGATGATGCCGCGTCCCGTGGCGTCTTCGAGCATGCCGTCGACCTCGTCGCGGTGCTTTCTCCATCGCCACGGGCCGGGACTCGGGCGCGGCCTCTCGTCGCGTGGCATGGCCGCAGGTTCGCGCCCTTGCATTTGCGTCCCGTCGCTCTTGATCCACGAATCGCCCAGATATTGCGACCCCGGACTCGGCTTTTCGTCGCTCTGCACCCTCCGATCAGCCGCGATGGCCGCGTCCACCATCTCCGGCGTCGCCCCGACTTCGCGAGCGATGCGCGCCGCCTCGTCGATCAGCTTCTGTTCCGCCTTTGCCTTCTCGTCGTTCATCGTCCCCTCATGTTAGCAACGAACCTGGCCAGCAATCGGCCCTCGACGATCTCGACCCACTCACGCAGCGCGGCTGCCGAGCTTAGGCCCCCAGTGCGCGCCCAGTCTATGCTTGGTTCACTGATGCCAGCCATCGCGAAGGCGCGCGCCTCCAATTGTTCGATGAATGCCCGCAAGTCACTGTCGGGGCCAGGGTCGATCATCGGGATGAGGTCATCGCTCATGGCAGCAATCCGACGGCTCTTAGCGCGTCCTCGACACTCTCCGCGACCGCCACATGTCCGCGCCACTCGCGATGCCATAGAACCTGATCCGGCGTGAGCTTGCGTTCCGACGGCGGCCGCGCGCCGTCCTTAACCTCGATCAGGAACGTCCGACGCTCGCGACCGAACGGGCCGCCCGTGGGGACTTCGCGGCCCACGAGCAGATCGGGCACGCCGCCGCCGACCGCGTGCAGGCATTGCACGGAACAACCGGCGCGCCGAAGGGCATCGACAACGGCTGCTTGGTTGGTGTCGACTTTGGCGGCGCGTCTCATGCTACCTTCCGCGTGTTTTGAACCTGCGCGACATCGAACAGGCAATCGCCGACGAGAAAGCCCGGATCGACGCCGCGCACGCTGCCGTCGCCGAAGCCCGCGAAGCGCTCGAGCGCGCCGAGAAGGCGCAGATCGAAGCGACGCTCCGGGCCGAGGCGCGAATCGTGGCGCTTGAAGCGGCGGCGCAGCTGTTCAAGGAAACAGGCGTCTTGCATTCGGTTGAACAACGTAGCACAGTCAAGCGCAAGATGGAAGCTCTCACGGACAACCACCGGTTGAACATCAGCGCTGGCCGCGGCGGCAAAGACGCCTTCCTGACGCACATCCGCGAAAAGGGCTACACACTGCGCTCCCTGGCGAAGGCGCTGAACGTCTCGGCCTCGATGCTCTCGATGAACCGGCGGACCCACGGAGTTCCGAAGGCGCGCGCCGAGAAGATCAAGGCGCTGACCGGCTGGCCCGCCGACGGCAAGCACTGGCCCGCCGGCATTCTTTCTTAGCCGTCACCGACGGTGTTGAACTTTTTTTGTGAAGCCACTTGACAGTCGGTTGAACACTCGCCAGACTGTTCAACATGGACAACACGAACTGGGGCGAGGACGACGCGATGGACATCGACCGCACCGAGGCGCGCGCGGACCTTCGGCGCGGCGTGATCAGCGGCTACATCCTGGACTGGGCGCGCGAGCTGGGCGATGCGAACGTGCTGGACGACGTCGCGGAAGCCGCCGCCGTGCGCCCATCGCCGTTCTGCCACTGCGGCAGCCTGCCCCGCGCGTGCGGGCATCCCCGGGGTGGCAGGTGAGCACCTTCGCCATGATCCAGAAGTCCCCCGGCGGCCTCGGCGGCTACACCACGACCATCGGCCGCCGCTGGCTTTGGACGAGCGGCGGCGTGGAACACATGCTCGATGCTCTCTGCAAGGACGCCAAGGTGCGCGGCAAGGCCGCCACTAAGCTCCGCGCCACCGTGACTGAGGCGCTCCGGCAGGGGCGCGGCACGTTCGCGCTGGTCGCGCTGCCCGAGCGGCGGCGCAAGGCAACCGTGAAAGGGGGTGCGTGATGGCGACCAAGGAGACGACGGAGAAAGAACCTTTCCACCGCCGCATCGAGATTGGCGACGACCATAACGAGGACAGGTTTCGCGACGTCACGGTAATGGCTACGGACGACGTTTCGATCACCGTCAACTCGATCGGTCTGCACTTCTCTGTCTACGTCACGCCCGACAAGGCGCGCGCAATAGCCGCCGCGCTGATCGAGGCAGCGGACGCCATCGCCCCCGCCGCTGCGCCCGAGAAGGCTGGAGGTGGGAAGTGAGCACGATTGTGGTGACCACGTTCGAGAACATGCTGCGCGCGGAATGGTTGCGGTGGAAACGGGAACTGAACTGCAACTGCTCCGACGAGGGCCGCTGGAGATGCAACAGTCGCGGCACGTATGCGCCCTGCGCGTGTCGCTGTCACAGGCACAACGATACGACCAAGAAGGGAGGGTCGTAGCCGTGGCCACCTGCATTTGCAGCGACCGCGCAACCCACCCATCGGGCTGCCACTCGACGGCCGTCGACGGCAAGACGCTGTGCACGTGGTGCGCGAGCGTCCACACCGCCCAGCCGCGATTCCGGATGCTCTTCAGCGCGCCGTCGGTCGCGGCGTTGCACCGCGAGATTCGCGCCTTCTGCGCCGAGTTGGACGCGCGGGAGGCTGACACGCCCATTCCGACGCAGGGGCCGAACAGAGAGGGGGAATCATGAGCCGTTGTCCTCACGTCCTGCGCTTCTCATGGTCGTATCGGTCGCGAGGGCGCGTCGAGTGTTTGCAGTGCCACTTCGAGCGCCAGGGGCGGCGGCTCCGATTCGCGCAGTGGATGAACACGTGGGGCGTGGGGCTGCTGCTGACCGCCTCCGTCGCTGCCGCCATCGTCGGTGGACTGCGTTTCGGCGGCTGGCTGGGGGCTGGCCGATGAACCTCCACGCAGAGTGCGGTACTGAATTCCCAGACGCAATCTCACAGGTGGTCGTCTTCGAGCACGAAGAAAAATGTCCACGGTGCGCAGGATTCCCGCGCGGTCTTGTGCGAAGGGCCGAGGAGGCTCTCGGCGGCGGATTTCACTCCGCCATTGAGATCGCCTGCTTCAACCGCGCCGAGGCCGACGAGGTCATCGCTCTGTTGCCAGAGCGCATCCGCGATCGCGTGCGCGTGACGTGGCTGGAGTTCGGCCCACGGGTGTCCAAGTGACCGACGACGACGAGCCGACGACCGAGACTCCGACGATGCCGAGCATCGAGATTGCGCGCTGGTATGCGCAGATGTGGGCCATCGAGATGGCGCTGAATCCGCAACCGAGAGACGAGGAGGACGACGATGGGAACTAGAGGAGCGATCGGCATCAGGATCGATGGACAGGACAAGATCGCCTACAGCCACTTCGACAGCTACCCCGACGGGCTCGGCAAGGACGCCGTCAAGTTCATCCGGAAGTGGCTTGCTGACGGGCGCGAGAAGATGCGGGACGCCGGGCGCGCATTGATTCTCATAGACGAGAAGATTCCGCCGACGGCCGAGCAGAAAGCGAAGCTCGCGCCCGTAACCGATCTGGGCGTTAGCAAGCAATCAACCGATGATTGGTATTGCCTGACGAGAAAGCTACAGGGTGATCTCGGCGGATACCTGAAATACGGGGTGATCCCAGACGGTCACGCCTTCCTGAAGGACTCGCTGTTCTGCGAATGGGCGTACGTCGTCAATCTCGACGACTTTTCGTTCGAGGTCTATCGAGGCTTTCAGAATGCTCCGCACACCAACGGTCGTTACGCCGGTCTGGGCGAGGATCGCGGCTACTACCCGGTCGCGTTGGTCAAGGCGTTCGCGCTCGACGACATCCCGCGGAACTGGATCAAGCAGGTTGACCCGCCCGAAGGTGACGAATGACCGCCACGGCAGAAGTTACCGACGTTGCGCTACGCGCGATGGACACCGATCAGGAACGCGGTCTCACGGTGCATGACCCGGCCGAAAACGCCTACGTCGGGATTGCGTCGTCGCCGTTCACGCCCGAGCAGCAGGCGATCTTGGCCGCGCCGCTGGACGAAAACGAGATCCAGGTGAAGCCCGACGATGGCGAGCTCTACATGCCGCAGGTCCACTATCGCCAGCGTCTCGTGCGCGCTTTCGGAATGGGCGGCTGGGCCATCCGAAGCAACGGCGCGCCCGTGGTCGATCGCACGACCACGACGACGAAGGGCGAGGCATCTCCGACGGTGTTCTACACGGGGCTGCTCTACGTCGGGGGCCGCTTCATCGCCGAGGCGATGGGCGAAGGGCGATGGATCACGTCCAACCCCAAGAGCGATTACGGGACGGCATTGGAGATCGCAAAGTCCAACGCGCTCGTCCGCTGCTGCAAGGACCTGGGCATCGCCTGGCAGATTTGGGATCGGTCCTGGACCAAGAGGTACAAGGAAGAGAACACCATCTGCTACGGGGGTAAGTGGATCAAGAAGATCGACGTGCCGAAGCGCGGCGGGAACATGCCGAAGGTGACCGCGGCGAAAGAGGGCGCGTGGCCCCAGCCCGATCTACCGTCGGCGGTCGTGGCCGCCGACCGAGCGAACGCGGAGACGCTGGCGGCCATGGTGGGCGGTCCGATTCCGGTCGACGAGTCGGTCAAGGTCCACAAGGGAGAACGCGCGGCGACCGCCAGCGACATCGCGCGCCATCTCGACAAGGCGCTGCCGAAGACGGTCACGCAGAAGCTGACCGATGCCGGGCGCATCGAAGTCACCGATCACTCGACGGGCGAGGTCACGATCGAACCCAAGGCCAGTAACGAACAGCTCGCTTCGATCCACATCCTCAAGCAGGAGCTGCAGCTCGGCGACGTCGAGTACCGCGCGACGCTGGAGAAGCTCTATCACGTCAACACGTCGAAGCTCTTGACGAAGACGCAGGCGTCGAACGCGATCGAACGCATGAAGAAGCTGAAAGACAGGGGCGACAAGGTTCCGTTCTAACCAAAGGAGATTCCATGGCTCTGCTCACAGAAGGAAGATGGCTCGCGACTCCGGTCCAGCAGCCCGGATCGGGAGGCGACATGCTGAACATCCTGTTCGACAAGTCCGCGAACAAGGGGACGCTGGGCGGTACCGTCAAGTTCGAGTTCACCGACGGCCCAAACAAGGGACAGACGGCCTACTGGACTGGCTGGATGTCGGACGGTGCCCTGGCCAACACCGTCAAGGCATGGCGCGCGATCGGCTTCGTCGGAGACGACATCGACACGTTCAACGACCAGGACCCGATGACACTGCGCGAGGTCGAGTTGACCGTCGAGAACGAGGAGTACAAGGGCAAGCCGCAGTCCAAGGTTCAGTGGGTGAACAAGCCGCGCCGGTTCATGGCCCGCGACGAGATTCGCGCCGCTGCCGCAGATGTGAAGGCCAGGCTCGCTCAGTTCGTCGAGCCCGACGACACCATCGGTCCCGACCCGTCCGACGACGTCGCTTTCTGAGCCCCACCCGACTCGGTGCCGGGCGTCCCTTCGCGGAATGGTCCGCGTCGTGGGCGCCCGGCGCGAACCTTCGCTAAAATGGAATGCCGATGGCCAGGAACTGGATGCGCGAGCTGACAGCGCTCGACAAAAAGGTGAGGCGCCACGACAGAGAGATCGCTGACCTACAGTACGTGACGTCCGAGACCTCCGCGGTTCTGCGTGACCAGAAGGATAGGCTCAGGCTTCTCCAGCTCCTTGGCAAAAATCACTCGCGCGGGATCACTCGCGCAGAACGAGCGATCGCCAGAATGAGCCGCTTGGTCGCCCGTCGATACGCAAGAAAATAGCTGCACACCGGTCCAGTAAAACCGAAACCGCCCCACGGTTTCAAAGCTCCTACACGCAACGGTCCTTACGGTCCTGAATTCAACCCATTGGCGTAGCCGCGCCGACCGGGAATGAAATAGCCTCGCTTTGTCGATGACTTAGACGGTCAATGTCAGGACGAAAACGACCGTTGACGATGTGTTTACGTCGGCATAATTCTCGCCGCGCGTGATTCGTAACTGAGACGTCACGTGCGGCATTGGTGGGGAGAATTCCATGCAGCTGGAGTTAGCGATCTACACGGAAGGCACGCTGTACGAAGCAATAACCTGGACCATCGAACACCGAGACTGCGCGGATGCAACGAAGTCCCAGCATCGCGATCACCGTCGGTGGCTAGTTGATTGGTTCGGCGACTGCCACGTTTCCAAGGTGACGTTCCCGTGTGTGCTGGAGTACATCGAGAGCGAGAAGGCGCGCGGGATCATGGTGGCGACGGTCAAGAAGCGCCTCGTCACATTGCGCATGGCGCTTGAGGACTGCTACCGTCGCGGCCTGTTGCCGCGCACCGTGGATTGGTGGCCGGACATCGCCAGCGACTCGAAGCCGGGGCAAGACCTGTGGACCTACGACCAGTGGCGCCAGGGTCGGCTGGCGTTCGAGCCGGAGCAGCGGATCGGAATCGACGTTCTGTTCTGGACGGGCATGCACACGTCCGACGTGAAGCGGTGGAGACGCTCCGACGTGAACCTGACCAAGGGCGAGTGGCTGCGGTACAACACGAAGTCCAAGGCGGACCCGGCGTGGCTGCCGCTGCCGGCGGAGTTCGCGCGCATCCTCGAGGACTGGTTCGTAACCGGCGGCATCGTCGCCGATGCGCAGCGGGTGGCTCCGGATTGGTGGGTGTCGCCGATCAAGCCGATGGCGCGCGTGTGCCTGCGCGCGGGATTGCCGCGAATCACGCAGCTCGGACTTCGCCGGTCGTGCGTCTCGTACCAGTTCGAGCTCGGGGCCGCGAAGAACATGGACATGAAGCGCCTGGCAGAGTGGGTCGCGCACTGGCTTGGTCACAAGGGCGACCCGATGACGAGCGACATCATCCGCCGCCACTACATGCGCTGGACACCGAAGGCGATCGCTCTGTCGTCACCGTTCGCGTAAAAAAGGCGCCGCCGTTTCCCTCGGCGGCGCGATGACTTAAGTCCGATGGCCAAGAACGCGCGCGGGGCCGATGTCGATTTTGTTTGCAGACACCGAGCGTGTATGGTTTCTAAATAGTGCGGACCATGATCAACACGACGACGGTCAGAAGTTCAGGCC